GGGAGGGGTGGCGATGCAGGGCGAAACGAACGCGACATTACTGGCGAGACCGAGCGCATTGCCTGAAACCTGGATCGGCCGCATCTTCGGCCGCATGGAGGATTTCTACGGCGCGCGCTTTCTTGATGCCTGGCGCGGCACGGATCTGGCGCGGGTGAAGGCAACCTGGGCGGAGAAGCTGGCCGGCTTTGCTGACCAACCTGAGCGCATCGGGCACGCGATCAACGCCCTGGAGCACCACCCTTTCCCGCCGACCCTGCCGGAATTCCTCGCGTTGTGCCGGCAGGCACCGGCGCCGGAGCGGCCGGCGCTGCCGGAACCGCAAATCGACCCCGCGGTCGCGGCAGATCGTGCGCGCCAGGTGCAGGAAAAGACGGTTGCGGCGATGCGCAAACCACCGCATTACGCCTGGGCCATCCACCTCCTGTCCGAAATCGCCACCGGCGTGGTGCTGCCGCAGATCTCCGAGCGGTTCGCCATCGAAGCCTTGCAGAACCTCGGAAAGCTCAATGAGGCTCCAGCCGATTATGTCGCGTTCAACCGGCCGATCTGGCGCCAACTCACACAGGTTGCAGCATGAACGAAAAAGCCACCCGCGCCAGATCGGCCCTTACCGACAAGTGGCAGCCGCTGGGCAAGTGGGCGATGGTCAAGGGAAAAAAAACGGTGGCGAAGTGCATCACCAACTGCCGCCCGGTCTATGTCCGCTACGACGGAGACAAGCGGATTGGCCAGTACGGCAGCTTCGCGGAGGCGTCCAAGGCATGAACGCCACATGTCCCACCTGCGGCCGCAAGATAGACAAGAGCCACGAGCAGCGCAAGCTCTTCCATGCCCTCTGCCGCGACATTGGCCTGCACATCGGCCTCACCCCAGGCAAGGTCAAGGAGGCCATCAAGGCGGACTTCTTCGGCCTCGATGAGTACCGCATCGGGGAGAAGTGGTATCGCGCCATCAGGCCATCGGAAACGGCTGACAGGGTGGAATATTCGCAGTTGATTGACTTCACTTACCAGTGGGCAGCGGAGAATTGCGGGTTTAACGCGAAAAGTGACCGGCTGTCCGAGGACAAAGAAAAGGAGGGATAGTGATGAGCGATGAGAACCAGCAAGAGGCAAACGAAAGCGGCATCGGACAGTCCGAGTCGACTGCCGGGTTAGAGCCATGCCCGTTTTGCGGCAATCATGATCGTGTGCATGTAATTGCCTACCACGCATGCGACTACGTCGACCAGAGCGAAGGGCTAGACGGGTTCATTGCGATCTGCGACGCCTCTGGGTTCGGACGAAAGAACGGATGCGGGGCCGCAACTGGCTGGTATGAAACGATTGCCGAGGCAACGGCGGCATGGAACCGGCGCTCTAACGTGCAAGGTCAAGGGGGCGACAAAGCGTAGCTTTGGCGACTCCCCTGCACCGGCGGGTTAGGCAACACAGCCGTCCTACGCAGACTGACTTTTGGAGGAAATATGAACCTGGACGAAATTGTAATGAAGTTGATTGGGCCGGTGCAGGCAATTGGCGACAGCCGGATTGACGAAGAACGACTGAAGAATATGAAGCATCTGACTTGGCTTGTGGATCGACTTTTGTTTGAGATCGAAACAGCAGCGGCGGATGCAACTCGGACGGAGCATTCGATGCGATTAATCGGAGAGAAGGCGCGAGACTTCTTGAAAGAGGTTAAGAGTGCCTAACGCTGGCGTAACCGGCGCGGAGCGTCCGCGTTGACGCAAATGTTAGAGCGCATTTTTACGGAGGCAATGCATGGCACTTTTGAACAAGCGGCGAGCGATAGAAATGGGCTACAGCGGTGACAAGCGAAAGCGTCGCAGGCAACACAGACTCGCGGCAAAACAACTGCTTACTAGCGGTGGAATTTTCAACAACTTCAGCGCCAGAGGCAGCACGTTTCATTGTGTTGCAATGTGGCACTTGGAGCAGGCTCGTGCGCTCTAACGCCATAGCTCAGGGGCGCGAGCATAGCGAGCGTCCCGCTGGAGCGGAGGGTTAGGCCGCTGGTTGAGAAACGAACGAAAGGACGACTGACATGGAATTTAAAGACTTCCCGAAGATGGCGCGGCTGACCCGCGAAGTGATCGTGACCGAGAAGATCGACGGCACGAATGCGCAGGTTTTCATTGGCGAAGACGGCGCGCTGCTGGCTGGTAGCCGCACGCGCTGGATTACCCCGGCTGACGACAACTTTGGTTTTGCCGCATGGGTGGAATCGCACCGCGATGAACTGCTGACACTTGGGCCAGGTCGCCACTTTGGCGAGTGGTGGGGCGCTGGCATTCAGCGTCGTTACGGCTTGAGCGAAAAGCGGTTCAGCCTGTTCAACGTGCAGCGGTGGGCGCTGCACGGCACTGCGCCGAAGACCTACCCAACAGCCGACCCGCGAGTGACGCGCACGCAAGATGTGCTGCCGCCCTGCTGTGGGCTGGTGCCGGTGCTGTACCAAGGCCCGTTCGACACTGCGGCAGTTGATCAGTGCATTGAAAGCCTGCGGCTTACCGGCAGCGTGGCCGCGCCGGGCTTCATGAAGCCAGAGGGGGTGGTGGTGTTCCACACGGCTGGCAATATGGGATTCAAGAAGACCGTGGAAAAGGACGAGGTGCCGAAGGCCATTGCCGCGCTGCAAGCGGCCTAACGTAGAGCTAAGGGGCCGGCCGCTTGCGGACGGTCCCGCTTGAGCGACGGGTTGGCAGGCAAAACGTAACTACGGAGTGATGATGGCTGAGAAAGTGACAATCGGGAATTGCGAACTGTGGCACGGCGACTGCCGGGAGATACTGCCGACGCTGCCGCAAAGCGACCTGATTTTGACTGACCCACCCTACGGAATTGAAAGATTCAAAACTGGTGGCAGCAGAATTTACAAGCACACCGACGAGAAAGCCAATGGACTTGAATGGGATAGGCCGATACCGCAATGGCTAATGCTGATGCTGCAAGATTGGGCGAAAGACTTGATTGTGTGGGGTGGCAACTACTACACGATGGGGCCGGCGCGGTGCTTCCTGATTTGGGACAAGCAGAACGACGGGCGCGACTTCGCAGACTGCGAGATGGCTTGGACGAGCATTGATGCGGTGGCGCGGATTTTCCGCAAGCGCCCGATGAACATGGACGGCGGGAAAGAGCACCCGACACAGAAGCCGATTGACTTGATGGCATGGTGCATTGACAAGGTGGCGAACGCGCAAACGGTTTGCGACCCGTTCATGGGCAGTGGCTCGACCGGCGTGGCCTGCGCCCGGATGGGCTTGCAGTTCGTCGGCATCGAGCGCGAGCGTAAATACTTTGACATCGCCTGCCGCCGAATAGAGCAAGCCTACGCACAGCCCCGGCTGTTCGAGGACGCAAAAGTCGGCGCTGGCGATACGGCGGTGCAGGGAGACATGCTTTTGCCTGCCAACGTGAAATAGGGAGCCGAAATCCAGCGTAAAGCGTCCTAAAATTCCGACAAATGGGGCGCAGCAAACGCTAATATACATTGCGAATCAATGCCAATCCGAGACGCTAAACTGATATTAGGAGGGGGCTTGCTGTGAAATTCATCCTAGCCCATCAGACCGCAAGAACGCGCTCCATGGCTGCAGTTAGGGATGCTCCGGACGGCTACATCGTTGAGATCCGCGAGCCAACCCGGAACCTGGAACAGAACGCCGCGCTTCATGCCGTCCTGGGCGAGATTGCCGCCTCCAGACAATGGGCAGGCCAGACCCTGAGCATCGAGGATTGGAAGCGCCTCCTGACAGCGGCATGGTGCAGGGCAACAGGCCGCGGCGTGAAACTCCTCCCGGCTTTGGATGGCCAGGGGTTCGATGCCCTCTACCAGCGCACCAGTACCCTGACCAAATCCGAAATGTCCGAACTGATCGACTACATCCACGCCTGGGCGGCATGACAACCAAAGCCCAAGCTACTCACCTTGACCGCCTGGCTGCGTTGCCGTGTGCCTTGTGCGGCGCCGAGCCGGTTGAGATACACCACATCCTTGAAGGCCGCATCAAAGGCCGGAAGTCAGGCCATTGGACGGCCATCCCGCTTTGCCCGAACTGCCACCGAGGATCAAAGGACGGAATCCACGGAGAGCGGCGCATGCTATCCGTTCGCAAGGCCACGGAATTGGAGCTGCTGGCCGAGACGTTGGAGAAACTCTATGGACACTGAACACAAGCACCAAGCCGCCTTGTTCCGCTGGGCCGAGATCCAAAGCAAGCGCATTCCGAAACTTTCCCTCCTATTCGCCATCCCCAACGGAGGACTGCGATCCAAGGCCACGGCCGCCAAGCTCAAAGCCGAAGGGGTAAAGGCAGGGGTGCCGGACATCTGCCTGCCTGTGGCAAAGGGTGAATATCACGGGCTTTTCATCGAACTCAAGACAGGCGGAAACAAGCCGACCCCACCACAGGTGCAGTGGCACATGCGACTGTCCTCCGAGGGTTACAGGGTTACGGTCTGCTGGGGATGGGAAGCCGCAAGGGAAGCGATCGAGGAATATCTGCTTGTCTAGGGGTTGATTTGATGCTATAAAGAATACGGCTTCGGCCGGGTTTTGCATCCTCCTGTAGGTGATTCGCCCGGCGTAACAACCGGGCTTTTTTTATGGCAAATCGTGGAACCTTTGTAAAAGGTGAGAAAAGGCCGAACCAGGGCAAGCGCGGTCCGAATAAGGAAACCAAGGCGCTGAAGGAAATGATCCTGCAGGCCCTGGATGAGCAGAAAGGCGGCGGCGTGGCGTACTTGAAGGATCAGGCGCTATCGAACCCAAACGCATTCCTGTCGCTGCTCGGGAAGGTTCTGCCGACCACCCTGGCCGGAGATCCGAACAACCCGGTGCGCTTCGAGCGCATTGAAGTCGTCATCGTCGATCCTAAGGCATGATTCCACGCATCCACGTACCCAGGGCGTTCAAGCCGCTGCTGCAGCCGGCGCGGTACAAAGGGGCGCATGGCGGCCGTGGTTCAGGCAAGTCACACTTCTTCGCCGAGATGCTGGTGGCCAAGTGCCTGCAGTCAAAGACGGATGCGGTCTGCGTCCGTGAAGTCCAGAAGTCCCTTGCCCAATCCGTCAAGAAGCTGCTCGAGTTGAAGATACATGCCCTCGGCGTGGCCGATCGGTTCGACATCAAGCAGGACTTCATCGGAACGCCCTACGGCGGGCGCATCATCTTTCAGGGCATGCAGAACCATACCGCCGACACCATCAAATCGCTGGAGGGCTACGACGTGGCCTGGGTGGAGGAAGCCCAGACACTCAGCCAGAGGTCCCTTGACCTGTTGCGCCCAACGATCCGGAAGGAAGGTAGTGAGCTGTGGTTCTCCTGGAACCCGAACGCCGAGACAGATCCGGTTGACGCCTTGCTGCGCGGGGAGACGCCCCCGACTGACTGCATCGTCATCCAGGCTAACTACCGGGATAACCCCTGGCTGCCGGACGTTCTCAAAGCCGAGGTCGATTACGACCAGCGCCGCGACCCGGACAAGTTCGCCCACGTCTGGCTCGGTGGCTACCAGCGCAACAGCGAGGCCCGCGTCTTCCGTAACTGGCGCATTGACGAGTTCGAAGCGCCGCCGGGCACCATCTACCGCCTTGGCGCCGACTGGGGCTTTTCGGTCGATCCTTCCGTCCTGATCCGCTGCCACCTCGAGGGGCGGAATATGTACGTGGACTATGAGGCGTATATGGTAGGGTGCGAGATCGACATGCTTCCAGACCTGTTCGACGGCGTACCCGAATCCAGGAAATGGTTCATCACCGCCGATTCGGCCCGCCCCGAGACGATCAGCTACATGAAGAAGCACGGCTATCCGAAGATCAATGCCGCCATCAAGGGGGCTAAGTCTCTGGAAGAAGGCGTCGAGTTCCTGAAGTCCTTCGACATCATCGTGCATCCGCGCTGCACCCACCTGATCGACGAATTGACCATGTACAGCTACGAGGTCGATGACCTTACCGGCAAGGTGCTGCCGAAGCTCAAGGACAAGGACAACCACGTCATCGACGCTTTGCGTTATGCTTGCGAGGGTGTCCGCCGTGCCGTGAAACAGATCGCCGCCAGGCCCGCTGTTGCACAATCCGAATACGAAATGTTTGTCTGACGAAAGGAGAAGCCATGGGATCACTCTTTGGTAGCAAGCCGGAAAGCCCCCCGCCCGTTCCGCCACCGCCCCCGGTGCCGACCATCGACGACGCCAAGCTGCGCGCCGAGGCCGCCGACGCAGCCAACCGCAAGCGCGGCCGGCGCGCTTCCGTTCTGGCCGGGGCCGAGGGCGTCGAGGAGCCAACCAAGAAGAAGACGCTGATCGGGTCATGAAACTGGCCGAGGCCCGCGCCCTGGACGAACAGGGCAAGCTTATCCGCAAGGTACTGACCGAAGAAGGCTGGTATATTCCGAAATACACGCCAGCCACCGCGCCCGGATACGTACCACCGCGGCCGACGATCAAGCTGCGGAAAACGAAGGAAAGCTGACATGGCAGAGTCCCGCGCAGACGACATCATCCGCCGGCAGGAACAGCTACGCTCCGCGCGGGGCAATTGGGAAAGCTTATGGCAGGAAGTGGCCGATCGCGTCTGGCCGCAGATGTCCGACTTTTTGAGCAAGCGCAGCTCGGGCGAGAAGCGCACCGAGAAGATATTCGACGCCACCGCCTGCCTGGCGCTGGAAAAGTTCGCCGCAGCAATTCACTCCCTGATCTCGCCGGATAACCAGCTTTACCAGAAACTGACTTCTCAGGACAAGGCGCTACGGGAATTCCTCCCCCTCATGAAGTGGTTGGAAGAAGTGAATGAGGTCCTGTTCTCCGTCCGCCGGTCGCCCTTCTCGAACTTCAGCAGCCAGGCAAACGAGTGCTACAAGAGCCTCGGAGCTTTCGGCACGCTCGGGATGCTTGTCGATGATGTGGTGGGCAAGGGAATACGCTACAAATCCTGCCACCTTTCCGAGTTGTACATCAGCGAGAACGAGCATGGCATCGTTGATCTGGTGCATAGGCGCTTTGAATACACCGCCCGGCAAGCAGTCTCGGCTTTCGGCTTGGACAACCTTCCGGACAAGATCAAGCAGGCATACGAGAAGGGTGACGAGAACAGTAAATACGAATTCATCCATGCCGTCGAGCCGAACAAGGAACGCAAGCACGGCCGGATGGACGCGGCCGGCATGGCTTTCAAGTCCTGCTACGTGAGCATCGAAGGACGCCAGTTCGTCGAGGAAGAAGGCGGTTTCCGGTCCTTTCCCTACGCCATCAGCCGCTACAGCACGAACCCGCGCGAGGTCTATGGTCGCGGCCCGGCAATGATGGTGCTTCCGGACATAAAAATGCTCAACGAGATGGAGAAGACGACGCTGCGCGCCGGACATCTTGCCGTTGATCCGCCTCTACTGTTGCTGGAAGACGGCACTCTGCAGGGTTTCCAGATGCGCCCGCGCGCCCTCAACTATGGTGGTCTCAATGAACAAGGGCAGCAGATGGTGCAGCCGCTGGAGACCAAAGCGAACCTGCCTTGGGCCATGGAAATGACCGATGGCAAGCGGAAACTCATCAATGAAGCATTTCTGGTGACGCTGTTCCAGATCCTCGTCGATTCTCCTCAGATCACCGCCACCGAGGCATTACTGCGCGCCCAGGAGAAGGGTCAACTGCTTGCCCCGACCATGGGGCGCCAGCAGTCCGAATTCCTTGGCCGGATCACCGAAAGAGAGTTGGATATTCTGGCCATGGCCGGCGTGCTGCCCGAGCCGCCGCCGGAAGTTGCCGAGATCCTAGGCGACGGCGGGATCGAGATCGAATACACCAGCCCATTGTCGAGGCTGATGCGAAGCGAGGACGGGGTGGCCATCCTGCGCACATTCGAACAACTGGCGCCGATGGCTCAGGCCGACCCGACCGTCTATGACGTGTTCGACACCGACGCCCTGCCGATGGAACTGGCCGAGATCAACGGCGTCCCGGCAAAGGTCTTGCGCAGCAAG